GATCATTCTCACGCATGAAGTTCTGTTCAACGGATTGCGTCTGGCGCTGCGTGAACTCGTCATAGTAGGCGTTCTGCTGACGTTTAATCTCAGTAGTCGTCTTACACAGGACAAGTCCGCCAATCTCAATGAGGTCGGAGGCTGGCGCCAATCCAAAAGCTGCAAAGTCAGCGCTGATCTCCGGATGGTCTGATGCCTTGCAGGGTACCCAACCTTCGCGCCTGGCTTTCGCCATGTTCGCGGGATCGGGAGTCCCCATCATCGCCACACGGATCCAACGAAATTCATATCCATCGATAGGGTCTGGAATAGGCAGGTCATGTGCCGGTTTCCAAGGGGTCGGACGTACTTCTGAGGCCCGGGTTTCTTCAGTACGACGAGTTCTATCAACCTTTACATTATCCATTCGCCTGCTCCTGTAATTTTTTGACGTGTTTCGCATATAAGTCGTATGGAACACCCAATTTTCGTGCGACCGCTTTCTGCGTTTCGTTTAGCGTCTCATTTTTACCTGCAGTGGTAGCAGTCCGTCCTGCAGGAGCCACGGGGGACGAAGCCCGGGGCTTATTAAGTCCAAAGTAGTCAGGGAAGACATCCCGCATTCTTTTGTTGATGGTATTGTAATACTCATCAGACTGCGTGCTGACACCCGAATTAACTAGCTTTGCATGTAGTCCATAAGCAAGCGAGGTCATTTCCTCATCGGCACCAAACCACGGGTTTGCTGCGGCCCACTCTTCCGCCCTTGTATCGCGCTGGGGTGCCTGTGGTTGCTGCGGAGCTACACTTTGCTGGTTGTATACCGGTTGCTGAACCGTTTGTAAAGGGGCTTGTTGCGGTGCAGGCTGCGGCGCAGGCTGTGGAGCGTGGAAATTCGCAAGCTGAGCTTTCTCAACCGCGATCTCGTCCCGGAGCCTCTGGGCTTCAATCAGCCCCTCCGTATCCCCTGCTTCATACGCCTTACGGAACTTGTCTTCCGCCAGCTTCTCAGCGTACTGGATCTTGTACTGGACCTGTTTAATGTAGTCCTGGCTTCCGTCGTTGTACGCTTTCTGCAGTCGCTCGTTTTCTACCAAGATCGCCTGAGCGATTCGAATGGCTTCCTGGTTCTGCATTTCCAGCGCTTCTTTAGCTCGGCGCTCATCGTGATACCGATGCGTGAGCTGATTCATCCGCTTCTGTACGCCCTGCGAATACTTGTCCATGTCGTCTTCAAGAGACGTATCCGTGGGTGCAGCATCTGCAGGTGCCGGAGCGGGTGCCGGAGCGGGTTCAGGTTCCGCCGGAGGCGTGAACTCGGGTTCTGATTCTGGTTTGGTTTTGTTGGACCCTACGATAAAGACTTCTTCATCATTCGGGAAATCGTCATCTCTCAAAGTTACTTCTGGCATACATCACCCATTAGTAAGCGCCGAAAAATTTTTCAATTCGACGGTGTGATTTTTGGCGGTTCCATGTTTTGGGCACTACTTGTATGTTTGAGTAGTGGTTTGTACCGCCGCGAGCAACGGGTTTGATGTGGTCTACTTCCCATTTGACCCCCGTAGTTTTCTTGCGGTCCTTTGCAAGTTTGTAGGATTCACCAAGCGCAAAAGCACTTAGCTCATCCGCTACCTTCCCGGCGCGTCTCTGCGCGTGGTTTTTCAGTCTAGCTGCTCTCCTAGCTTCCGTTAGCGGAAGAGACAAGCGCCTGGCTTCGGCCTTAGCCCTACCCCCAGAACGGCAAAATGCCGCGTCCTCTCGGCGTTTACACTCTTTGCCTTTGCCCGTTGCATAATATCTCTGTTTGATTTCCCTTACTTTGTCGGGGTTTTTCGCTCGATATCGCCGCATGGAATCAGCGCAGAACTTCCTGCCTTCCGGTGTTTTTCTAGCCGTTTTTTCGCATTCTTTACACTTAGGCCTATATGAAACATTGCCTGTTTTTAGTGTACGTTTGCAAAAAGATTCAACTGGTAAAAACACCCGACATAAAGAACACGTTTTGTGCCCATTTACGATGGATGGGGTATCTCCGTTTTTGCGTATAGCTCTGGTCATCAATACGCCCTATTGATTCCTCTCGGATCATCTACGGTGCCTTCAATCATGTCGTCGTTGACGATGATGAATTCCTTTCCGTCTACGCTGAATCGTGAACCCGAATAGGCTCGAAGGAGTACGAAGTCGCCTTCCTTACACCACGGCCCTGAAGGGAACTTCTCAGGATCCTGGTAGCACATCGGACCCTGTTTCAGAACTATGCCGACCACGGCACCCTGTTCTTCCTTCTTGCGGGTTGAGTCGGCATACACAATGCCTCCGGCTGACTTCTCCTGAATCTCAGGTTTGATCACCAGCATCTTGTATCCGGCGGGGTTAGGAAGCCTAGCAGCCAGCGCGGCCGCTTCTTCCTTGGTCTTTTCAGCATCGATTTCAGTTGCGGACATATTGTCTCCATTAGCAGGGCTGTTGCGCGTTATGCGTTTTCGCCGCCCCGTGGACGAAAAATTAGAGCTCTTCGTAGCGTTTTTTCGCGTGTTTAACGGCCCCAAGGGCTCCGTTAAGTCCGGCTACTACCCCGGTCAGGAACTTGTACTCTTCCCAAGAGCCTACTCGGCCCTCGGTCAGCGCTTCCTCGCGCAACGCAATTTCTTCCTTGAGTTCCTTCTCGAGAAGGTCTAAATCAGTCATTTACTGCTCCTATTGAGGTGGCATCTGCGGTGGCGCACCGGTCGGTGCGGGTTGCGGCTGTTCGGCCGCAGGAAGTCCCTGCGAAGCCTGCCCGGCCAGGGCATCCTGTATCGCCGTGAACCCTGTCTGGAATCCGGCGGCGTGGTCTTTCATCTCCTGCACCACGATCTTGGTCTGGTCGGCCTTGTCGGCAATGATGAGGTCCTTGCGGATCTTCGCCATCTCGATCTCTTTCTTGTCCTTGAGCTCGGTCTGCTTGATCTGAAGTTCAAGCTGCTGTTGCTGGAATACCGGGTCCTGGGCCTGCTGTTGAGCCGCTTGTTGTTGTGCCTTGAGCTGTGCCTGCTGAAGCATCTGCTGCGAAGCCTGGGCCAAGAGCGGAGCGATCTGCTTCTCGAGCGCTGGATCCATCTCTTCATCGGGCGGCGGCAGCGGCATCCCGAGCTGCATCTCAATCTGCTTGCGATAGGCAAAGCCTACGTGTTCTGCGATATGCGCCTGTATGGCGGCCATGATGGCCTGCGCGTTCGGATTCTGCCCCATCGACTGAGCGATCAGCGGATTCTGGATGAACGAGTTGTGCACAGCGAGGTGAGCATCGTGATCCTGATCAATGAACGCCTTGGCGCCCTTCATCTTGATCATCTGCATGTTCTCGGTCACCGGATCCGTGGGAACAAGGTCTTCCTCCGTCTCCACGATCTTGTCCGCGTCCTTGATGCCCATTACCTCAAGCATCTGCTGATGTAGCAAGGGGATGTTGTAGACCTGCGGAGCCTGCTGAGATAACTGAATGGCGGCCTGGTACTGGATGATCCTCTGCGCCATCGTTGAGGCATTCGGATCGGCTACCGGGATGATATCGACCTGCTCATAGTCCTCTTTCTTGGCCGAAGACTGCGCATGATCGTCGGGTATGTAACTGTAAGACGGCGCGGTGTAATCCCGGATCAACGCAGCAATCAGTTTGAATTCCTGAGACATCGAGGCGTACACGCGGGCCTGCACGGCCGACATCACCTTCAGTTTGCGTTCCAGGATCGCCAGCGTGGTGCCCACCGGCGCTTCGCCATTCATGTCCTTGGGATCAACTTCAGCGGTCGCGGCAAGCCCCTTGGCTTCCTCCACGATGTTCTGCAGAAGCTGGAACAGGGTAGCCGACGGCTCCTTGTACGGCAGGGGTAGCACGTTATCGCGCATCACCCCGGAGGCTACGTCCACGTCCCTCCACTCGCCCGGCATGACCGGCGTGTCGTCACCCTTAATGCGTAGACCCTTGGTCTTGAAGCCACCCGGGAGGTTGGCCAGCGTGCCCGCATCAACGAGTTGCCGGAGGATCGACGTTGCACCCTTGGCGAAGCCACCGATGAGGTGGATCAAGCCGTAACCATAAGGACCTGAGTCGTTCGGGATGTAGGTGTACTGGACGATGTGCTGTCTGGGCTGCTTGAGCTCGTCGTGCTCGTCCCAATTCCTGCGGATGGCCAGCACCTTACTGG